TTTTTAGAGTTTCGGCTTCAATATGCTCAGACTCAATAATTTTTAAGTCGTTAGTTTCTGTTTTATTTGTATGTACGGTAATAAATTGAGTGTCTTCTATAGCTAAAACAACACGTTTTACACCCGGCTCAGATACTGCTATGTACCCCGGCTCTAGTATTGCATCACCAAATTCACTAATAACCCTTGCACGGCCTTTTGTAACAATAAGAAAATGTGCATGTTTGTGAATTTTCCCAACCATTATCATTCCACCAGGAACAGTAAGTTCTCGCAAATACATCCCGGGCGCAAAAAAATGCGTAGGTTCTGGCTGTGGCGTTTGAATGTCAACCATAGCAAATTGCAGATTTACAATCTGTTCTCTTGAGATGCCTTTGGTTATATTAGACATAAGCCTATCATTTAGTTGAGCGGCTGGCGGCTCGATAGACTCAGCTAGTCGGGAATATATCATATTTACCATAATAATCAACTAATTTCACGACCAGATGCGCTAATTGTCAATGTTGCCAAACTTGCGTTTGTAACAATATATCCATTAGCTTCTAAAGTCTGCCCAACTAACTCAGGGCATAAATATGTTTCATCAGGGGCTATTACTCTACTTTTTAAAACCTGATTGGCAGATGTTGCTCCAAATCCACTTGCAGGAAGATAAACGCTAAATTCAACATTTGCTAAACCTGTATTTGTAGCTGTGAATTTATCAATGATTGTCGTTACGCCATTGGCAATATATTGCGTCGTTTGAGTTGCCTCAACGGTCTTGGCTGGAACTAGATTTTTGGCGGTTACAGTCATTGATGCACCTTTTTACAAAACAACCCAACGGGAACCTGACGAAACCGTCACTGTCTGACCGCTAGCTATGGTGATCGGCCCAGCCGACATGCCTGAATTTCCAGTGGCTATAGTGTAACTCGTTGAAACGGTTTTGCTATTGACTTGAATGCCGTTGCTGGAAATATGTATGGACGAAGTAAATTCACCTGTAGATGGCTTGTACAGCAGTTTGGTGTCGCCGGTGTAAATCGTGGCCAAAGAACCAGATGTGGCCGCAGCAAACGTGGGGTAGACGTTGGTGGCCGTGGTTGTGTCATTGGTGATCGTCGCCCCGCTGCCGCTGGCCACCGCCCAAACAGCCGTGGTGCCGTTGGAAGTCAGAACGTAATTGTTGGCTCCAATGGCCAACCTGGTGGCGCTGTTGGTGCCGTTACCAATGATCAGGTCGCCAGTGGCCGTGATTGGCGACAAGGCGTTGAACGCCGCGCTGGCCGTGATTTGGCCAGTGCCACCGTTGGCCACCGGCAAAGCCGTGCCGGAATAGGTGATGGCCAAGGTGCCTGAACTGGTGATTGGGCCTCCGGTGACAGACAAGAACGACGGCACCGTTGCGTCCACTGAAGTGACCGAGCCGCTGCCAGTACCCGCGCCAATTGCAGCACGAAACGCCGCCGCGCTCAACGCGCTGACTGTGTTGTCGGCGTTAAATTGAGGAAATGTGATTGCGCTGGGATTGACCAACGTGAACAGGTTGTCGCCAATTGTGGTTGAACCCAAGGATGTGCGGCCAGTTGCAGGCACCAAGTTGGTCGCCCCGCCGTCCCATTGCAAACGCTCGGTATACGCGGTGTCCCAATTGGTTTGGCTGATTGTGGTCGGAATTGAGTACCCCGCAGCATACGTGACCGCAAGAGTGCCTGAAGTTGTAATTGGGTTTCCTGACACCGACAGCCCTGTCGGCACCGTCATGTCTACTGAGGTGACCGTACCAGACCCGCCACCAACGTTGGTGTTGGGGATTGGAGGAGGGGCAAGCTGCAAATCGTCCAGAGATGTCTGGTTGTTGCCGCCGCCGGTCAACGTAAACAGGTTCAGAAAAAACCGATACCACTCGCGCGACATCAACCCCGTGCGAGGGTCGATAAACTCGACCCGCGACGAGGGTAGGTTCGTTATATTAAGTAATTCAGGCATTGGTCGGGCTCAGAATCAATTCAGCGCCCATGATGGCAACTTTCACTGGATCAGTGCCAGACACTTCGTAAACTCTGTCCCGCAGCTTGAGCGTCATGCCCAATCGCCGCCAGAAGACGCGCTGATAGTACGCGCCGATCTTGCCCATTGGCGACCAGTGTTCATTACTCCAAGTGTGGCCACCATCATCCGACCAGCGAAGCATGACTTGCGGATCGTTGCCTTGGCCAGTGGCCAAACCGGTGCCAGACTCGCAATTCAATTGCAAGCTGTGGTGCGCAGTGCGCTTGAGGTTGTTTTGGCCGCTGGGCAGAGCTCTCCATGAACGCAGCCATTTCTGAGGCTGGTCATAGTCGTCATAGACGTTCAAGGTCATCTTGTAAATGTTGCCATTTTCAAAATCGCCCACGATGGTGTTGCCGCCAAAGTTGCACTGGCAGTTTGACCGGTGACGGGTAAACACCCCGTTGTCCCAGCCCGCACGCTCATGCCACGCTTGAGTGGCCACATCGTAGACCCAAGTGGCGTTGGCTGTGGGGAATGTCAGGACATAGAAAGCATGGCCTTCTTGTTGGTATGTGTACGCCACCGCGTCTGAAATGTTGCCGTATTGAGCAATCGCATATTCAATGGCATGGGTAGACACGCGCTGGCCGGTGTAGCCGTTGGCTCGGTAGACAATGCCTTGGCCACGGGCATCGGTGCCCAGCCAAAACAGGCCGTTGTCGAGCTTGGCCACTGAGAACGCGGCCACACAGCCAATCTCGTTGAACGCACCTTGGATGCGGGTCAAAGGGAAGTCGGCCAAGCCCGCGTCGTACCAAACTTCAATTGAATCGGTGCCAAACAGCCATGCTTCACGGTGATCCACGTTGATGGCCACCAAACCGTCGGGCGAACCTTCGGCGCTGGCAAAGTCCAGTGGATCGACTGACAAACCGTCTAGCAGGGATGTCACCCAGACTTTTTGGCCATCAGGCTCGTTGAACACAAAGTAACCATCCAAGTAACCAACGGTCACCGCGCCAGGAAAATCTGGGTCGGTGATCTGCTGAAACACGTTGGTGACTTCGTTGTAGATGAACCCATCAGGGTTGCAGGCAAAGAAGATTTGCGTGCCGTTGTCGGCAATCGACACGGGGCCGGTGCCGGTTACGTTACCCAACAAAATCGGCACGTTGGTAAGTCCCGTGACTTTGTACACTTCCAACCCAGACACGACATAGAAGTCAGAACCGTTGGTTTGGTGCGCCCAAAGAGCTCGGATTGGGCCGGTGCCGATGGTTTGCAAAAACTGAAGCCCAGGGCAGCGCGTCAGAAAAGCCGCAGTCTGACCGCCGTCTGGCGTGGCCTCTGGGTACAGATTGACCATGCGATTGTCGGCAGCATTGACGCTGCGAGCGACGTAGCTTGAGCCAAGAATCGGGGATTGCATCAGTAGTTACCGGCGTAAATGTTGAACCGTTGACGTGTGGCCACAATAGCGTAGGGCATGGACATCACATCGTCAGGATTGTTGATGCGCTTCAAGTTGCGCTTGGATGTCATGGCAATGCGTTGCACTTGTGGGCTTGGCTCCACGCCAAACTCAGGTGCCAGTTCCATCGCCAAGTTGTAGGTAAACGCCCGCAAATAGCCTGGTGGAAACAGGATATTGGTCACCAAAGTGGCTGGTTGAGTCAATTCTTCAACTGAAATGAAGTGCCATTCCAAATCCCGTGTGGGTTTAGGGTAGATGTACATTTCAATATCTGGGTAGGTCATGTTGACAAAAATGACCTGTGGATAAGTCGAGGTCACAGTTTTGACCGCGATGCCGTCGTATTGCTGTTGGTTGATGAACTTGATACCGTAAGACACATTGGTGCCTGGGTCACGGTAGTAAGTCGCGTCGTCCAACAGAACGGGGCGATTGCCGGTAAAGTTACCAGATGGGCCAAGCGTGCGGCTAATTTCGCCCGCAGGCCAAGTGAAGATTTGATCTTGAGTGCTGAAAACAGCAAGGCGCTCGGTGTTCCATGAGTCAATCATCTGATTGAGCGCCATCAAAGCATCTTGGGAGACAGAT